ACGAGGTTGGAAAACCAGCCGCCCTTTTCTTTTTTTGCGCCCGGCTCAATCGGTTTGCCGTCGAGGCTGATTGAGATCGATCCATCGTCATGCTCAATGCGCAGGACGTTGCCTTCGGTGTCCATGTCCGGAACATCAGCGCCCTGCTCGACGATCACTTCGGTGTCGTCGGCGGGGGCGGAGACGTTGGGAGCGGGCAGGCCCGGCAGGCGGATGTTCGGGTTAACAAGGCCGGGCAGCGGCATGGATCATCCCTCAGACAGAAGCGCGGAGATCTCCTCGCCGAATTGACGGAGGGCATCCTGCGCCGCAAGGCTATCAGATTTTGCCTCAACGGTATAGACGCGCACATAGTCGTGCGGCTCCCGGCCCCAGACCTCGACCCTGAACTGGCCGAGGCCGACGGGCGTGGCGGGGCGGATGACGTCAACGACGGCGTTTGCGGGGATCATAGGTGCGTCCTTAGAGGTGCTGTGGCGGCGTAGAGGATCAGGAGCGAGCCCTTACTTGGGCTCTCCGAATTGCACGATCCACTTGTCGATCTGCTCGCGCAGGCGGTTGTGGTCTTCATAGGCGCGCTTGAGCTTGTCGCTCAGGGCAAAGTTATCGCGCTTCAACCGCTCGATGTCGTGCAGCCGGGCGACAGCCTTCTCCCCGGGCGTCTCGACGCCTTCCCGCAGGGCTTCGTTCTCGGCATAGAGGATGAGGCCATTGCGGCCCGCGTCCTCGCAGGCCATCAGCGCGCTGAGGAGCTGGGCGCGAAGGCGCTCGTTCTCGCGGGACAGGTTGAACGCCTCCCGGAACACGCCGGGCACGATCAGCTTCATGAGGCGCTGCCGCCACGTCGGCTTGATCTCAGCCTCATGAAAGAACTTCACGCCGCGCAGTTCGTCGAATGTCTTAACCTTGAACATGATGATCCCCTCAGATCGGATAAAGCGGTGCCGGTGCTTTGCCCACATGGCGGCGACCGGCGTCAATCTCAGCAATACGCTCGGGCGCGCGCGTGAGCAAGCCCCGGTCGCGCATGAAGCGCAGGGCCATGCTGACGGTGTCCACAAGGTCATCGTGCGTGCCCTTCGGGAAAATCTCGCACTGCCGGATGACGAGGTCTGACCAGTGCCGGTCGGGCGCGTGGACGATGCCCTCGCTGAACAGGTGCTGGACGCTGTACAGCCGGGACAGCTTGTCGATGGCACCGGGGTTAATCAGGTGGACGCCGAAGTCCTCGGCATTGTACAGGCGGCGCAGCTCTTGGCTGACGCTGATGCCCGACGCCTTGGCCTCAATGAGGAGCGTGTCCACCTTGAGCTTCTTGCAGGTCTCGATCACCTTCTTGACGAGATCCGGCATCTCCAGCCGCTCCTGCCACGCGGTCATGAGCATGACGCGGGGCACGCTCTCCGGGTTGTGGTCAAGGAGCTGCGAGATGCGGACGCCCTCGTCAAAGCGCGCGGCCTCGTCGGCATTGTTGCGCAACTTGCCCCGGGCGTTGACAAAATTGTCGGCGCGGGAGCTGCTGACGTCGCCGCTGAAGATGCCCCATACGGTGAGCGCGCTGTAGTCGTTTTCGGTCTTCGTCGTGTAGGCCGTGTCAAGGCTGGCGACGACGTAGTCCATCATCGGGAAGCCGTCCTCGACCCATGTCTCCCACCAGTCGGGCTTGATGATGCCGCCGCCACGCGGTGTAGGCTCCTGCTGGAACTGACCGGCAGAGGCGTATGGCCCCATGACCTTCTTGTCGCGGGCCACGACCTCGGCGCTGAACCGCTCGGGGAAGAGCAGCTCGCCGTCTTCGGTGCGGGGATCTTCAAGGCCAAGCAGCGTCGGGGTGGCGCGCCTCGGGTCATATTCCATCGGCAGCATAATGTGGTCATAGCCGAGCTGCTCGTCGAGGATGACGCCGCTGACGTCGCCCTGATGCAGGCGCTGCATGACGACGACGATGGCCGAGCGGTCGGGGTTGTTCAGTCGGGTCGGGACGGCCTCCTTGAACCACTGGACCGTGCTCTCGCGCATCGCGTCGCTGTTGGCCCCATCCACGCTGTGCGGGTCGTCGATGACGACGCGGTCGCCACGCGCGCCGGTAATTGAGCCGGACGCCGCAGCCTGCCTGAAGCCGGTCGCGGTGTTTTCAAACTTGGTCTTCTGGTTCTGGTCGCCGGTCAACGCGACCCTGTCGCCCCACCGCTCCTGATACCACTCGGACGTGACGAGGCGGCGCATGCGCAGCCCGTCGCGGATCGAGAGGTCGAGGCTGTGGCTGGCGCAGACGAAGCGGTGGTGCGGCAGGTTCTGCGGCCCCCACTCCCACGCGGGCCAGAAGACGCCGACCAGCAGCGACTTCATCGTTCCGGGCGGCACGTTGATCAGCAGGCGGTTATAGAGCTGCCCGCTGTCCAGTTCGTCGCCCCGCGTGATTGCGGCAAGGTGCTCGCACAGGAAGTCGATGTGCCAGCCGTGGATGTAGGGCTGCCCCGGCTCAATGACGTGCCACGCTTGGCGAACAAACATCGCCAAGTCCTCCTCGCACTCGGCGCGCGAGATCTCCATCAACTGCTTGTCGATGTCGATGATCTGGCCGTCGAGGTTGAGAATGTGGCTAGTCAATCTATTACCTTGAGGTCCGCCGTGGACGGCGTGCGGATGGACAGGCAGAGCTTGCTCATCATTTGAAACGTCAGCTCCTGAACGCGCTCGTCGATGGCAGTCTCGGCAAAGCGCGCGACATGGACAAAGGCGATAGCACGCTGCGACACGATGTCAAAGAACAGCTCGGGCGAGAGGATTTCGGTTGTGGTGATGTCTTCGTCGTCTTCAAAGTCCATGTCACTCTCCGTACTGCTGTTTGAGTTGACGCATGCTGATGTGACGATACTGGACGACGTGGCCGCTTTGAATACATAATTCGCAGATGCCATAACTCCAGCCCGTCGTGGCCGTGCCCGCGTATTTGGCGATGTAGCCTTCGGGCATGGACGAGCCGAGGTTCATGATTTCAATGCTGTTGTTGACGCCGATCTTAGGCGTCTTGCGGAAAGTTTGACGGTGCGTATGCCCAAAGACCACGGAGTGGGTCGCGTGGTTCGCAATCTGGTTCTCGCTCTGCTGGCCGCCGTATGGCCTGCCCATGATGTTCATCGGGACGTGGATGAAGCCGACCCCGTCGATCATCAGCCAATGGCCGTATGGCTGGATCCGCCACCGATACCTCGCCGCCATCTCCTCGACCTGCGCCCACAGGGTGCCGACGGTTTCCGGCGTTTTGTTTTCGAACCGCAAAATGCGGTCTTCGTGGTTTCCCGCCGTCATGTCCTGCGGAATGTCGAGGTGGTCGATTTCCTTGTACAGGGCGCACATTGCCTCCTCGCAGCTATCAAGGTCTTGTCTGAAGCTTGGCCGGGCGGCGTGCCCGACGCTGCCCTTCTCCTCGTGCATTGACACACTGTCCCACGACGCGAAGTCGCCAATGTGGATGATGCGGTCGGGCGGGTTGGCGGCGATGTGCTTGCCGATCCACCTGAAGCGGTCCTTGCTGATGTTGGGCTGGTCATGGCTGTCGCCGATGGCGAGGACGATGGTCGGCTGCGACGCCTTGCCGGGTATGATGCGGGGCTTGACGGGTCCGCCGGTGGATTTGGAGACGAGGCGCAGGAGGCGGTTTTCCTCCTCCAGACCGGCGACGCGCGCAATGGCTGGCGCGACGCGGAGGGGCTTATTTCGCCGCAGGGCGTATCGCAGGGAGCTTTCGTTTCGACCGAGGTGATAGGCGGCACGGCTGGTGCCACCCATCTGGAGTATCAGAGCGTGCAGCTCCGCCGGGCTCAATACCATTGTGTCCGCTCCCGCCAGTCATTGTGACAATGTATCACAATTTGTGTGACGGCGGAATGTACGGCGAACCGCGTGGCATTAGCGCCACAAATGCCACTTGGCAACGGACGTTGACTGCGGGTTGCGCCATGCGGAGGCCAGCTCGCTGAAGGCTGCGGCGAGAGCGTGCCAGATGCCGAGGGCGATGGTGCAGATCAGGAGGGGCGGAACGGCGAGGACGATGAGGGCGCGGATTAGGTTGTTGGACATGGTGACCTCAAATGTCGTCGGCGGAATTGCCGATTGCAGTGCGAACGGTGCGCTCGATGTCCATCAGAAATGGCTCAGTGCGACCGTGATACATGCGGATTTTGATGACGCGCCCAATGTGCATGAGGGCGTCTTCAAGCTCTTGTATGCGTGTGGCCGCC